CGTCGTCCAGAGCGTACCACCTTGGTTGTGGTACCTACACAGTATCTGAAGTCCCAGTGGGAAGGACAGATAGAAAGTATGGACTTGCAAAATGTTAGTGTTCTTGTTGTTAATACTGCAGTCAAAGCAGATCGCTCCTATGATCTGCTTGTACTAGATGAGATACATAACTATGCCTCAAACGAATTTATTAAGATCTTTGAGCGCACCAAGTACAAGTTTATTCTTGGCTTGACTGCAACTCTTGATCGTCGTGATGATCGTGATGCGCTAGTACGTACCTACTGCCCTGTCATAGACACAGTAGATATTGTAGAAGCGTTAGAGAATGGCTATGTATCTAACTTCAAGGTGTTTAATCTTGGTATAGAGATGAGTAAAGAAGATAAACAAGCATATGAGAAGTTAAACAAAGACTTCCATTTCAACTTTGCTCAGTTCAATCACGACTTTAACACTGCGATGTCCTGTTTGTCCAACAAATCTTATAGAGAAAGCTATGCTCGTTCGGTTCGTAGAGATCCAGATGAGCTGTTTATGTACGCAATTAATTTCAATCGCAACATGCAAAAACGTAAGAACTTTTTGTACTTTGCACCATCCAAGAAACAAGTGGTCTTGGATATTCTCGAAGAGTTTAGTGATAAGAAAGCTATCACATTCTCTGAGGGAGTGGACTTTGCAAAAGAACTGAACGCAGCAATGCCTCAGTATTCTGTAGACTACCACTCTAAGATGCCGAAAGGTATTAAGACCCGCAATCTTGAACTCTTTAACGACGATAAAAGCGATGTGCATGTAATACATACAGCACGTGCTCTTGACGAAGGCTTTGACGTGAAAGGTATTGACCTTGCTATTATTAGCTCAGGCAATTCATCTACACGACAAGATCTACAGCGCACAGGTCGTGCGATTCGTTATCAAGAAGGTAAGACTGCAGTAATTATTAATGTGTACATAAAAGATACTCAAGATGAACGTTGGCTACGTGCGAGACAGAAAAAATCTACAAACATTATTCATGTCAACAGCATCGAAGAAATCAAAAAGCACCTCTCACAGAGAGAAATACCTACAGATGGAACTAGTGATCCTGTTAGCACAGGGCGCTATAACCTTTTCGGACACAAATAAAACGATTCAATCAAAGCTCAAGGGAAAGTTTAGTGACAGTGAAATTGACAAATGCTTATACGATCTATACATAGATTTAAGAGCTAAAGAACACCGATATGAATTAAACCTCCGTATGCTTTATGATCGACAACGTTAAGAAGTTCATCGACTTGCTCGTCAAGTTTGAAATCAATGCTAACCAGTTACTATTCCTTACAATAGTGCATAAGAAAGATTATGCCCCTTTGTATAAGTTTGTAACAGAAGGCACGGGTTTTACTCCTGAAGACATCGATGATCTTGTTGAGAAAGGGTTAGTTATCAACTTAAATGGCGATGATGACTACTATCTGGACTCTTTCATCAGCACAGACAAGTTTATTACAGGCTTGTACTTTGAAGATGAAGAGATAGCACCGAAAGAATTCTGGGATACTTATCCTAGAATGTTGTACATTGATGGCAAACGATTTGCCGCCCGTAACACAGACAAAGACAAGTTCTTTGAAGACTACAACAAAGAGATAGCAATGCGTGTAGACAAGCATAAACTTATTATGACCTGTCTCCAGTACGCTGTAAAAAACAAACTAGTCAATATGGGCATTCGCAAATGGTTTGACTCTAAACAGTGGGAAGCGATAGAAGAAGAAATAAATCAACGTAAAGAAGCAGGAAACCGTGAACTCCCAGGCGAAACCATTTTCTAGAGTAGTCATAAAACCACTCGACCGTGTTTTGAAAGAAGCCAATCAGCTTGTACAAGATGGTATGAGCGATTTAAACATGGCTTTAAAGACGCGGTGGTCAGGCTACAACAGACTAATGCTGGGCGGTATGCGCTTTGGTAACAACTATTTGTTAGCAGGTGCATCCGGTCATGGTAAGTCTTACTTCCTGAATATGTTGCTTCAAGACTTCTTAGATCCTAACTTGAATGTAAACTTTAACAAGTCATTCAAGATCTTACACTTCGGTTTTGAGATGAGTGCAGCAGACGAAATTCTTCGTCGTGCGTCAGCCATGACCGATATATCGTATGCAAACTTGCTTAGTGCGTATGATAAACTTACACCTCAGCAGTATGAGTTCTTCCAAAGCAAGATAGAAAGTATGCGTAAGCAGCCTATTTATTTTGTAGAACAACCTACTACTAGATATAAGATTTATCAGACAATCAAAGACTTCAAAGCAAAGTTTCCTGATGACGAGCTTATTGTAACTCTAGACCACACTCTTCTGGTACAACCAGAGGTAGGTGAGAATGAGATACAAACGCTTGCAGGTCTTGGTAAGCTGTTCATTGAGATTCGTAAAGAATTTAATACTATGAACATCTTGCTGGGTCAGCTCAACGATAAGATAGAAAGCGAGAAGCGATTAGATCCTACTAATCCTTCATTGCATTACCCTACAAAGACAGATATCCATGGTTCTAAACAGATATACCATGCGGTAGATGTTGCGATGGTAATACATCAGCCTTCTCTCTTACACCTTGAGTATTACGGTAAGAAGGATATTCCTACAAACAATCTTGTTGCCTTGCACGTGTTGAAGAACCGTAAAGGCGAGCAAGGGTTAACACTCTTGAAGAATAACCTTGTCAACGGTAAATTTGACGAGTGGGATTACGAAAGACCCCCTACCCTGGGTTACGGGTATTCTGAAAACGAATAGTAATTAGTAATTAATAGTGTATGGAACTACCTACCTCGCGTTCTGCTCCTGCAAGACGCAGTCCTAAACTCTTGACCCTGTTCGGTCAGAGTAAGGTCGGCAAGACAACGACTCTTGCTGAGTTAGACAACTGTTTGATTCTCGACACTGAGAAAGGTACTGACTTTGTTAGTGCTATGAAGGTTCAAGTCAACAGTTTAAACGAACTCATGAATGTGATGAAAGCTGTCCGAGACAGTGATCATAAGTATGAGTACATTGCTTTGGATACTCTAGACAATGTAGTGTTCTGGATAGAACATGCCATCTGTGCAGAGAACAAAGTAAAACAGATTGGTGACATTCCTTACGGCGGCGGTTATGCCCAAGTAAGAGATAGAGTTATCACTCTTATCAACAGATTAAAACTACTTGCACCGCAGGTAATTTTGATAGGACACCGTAAGAAAACCTTAATTGGTTCCGACAGTGTCGAGGTAAACACCTCATCGTTAGATCTTTCTGGCAAACTAAAGAATTTAGTTATGGCAGACAGTGATGCGATTGGTTTTGTTTACCGTGATGAAGAAGGCAACTTAAAGGTTACCTTTGAAGCTTCATCAGAAATCGAAGCAGGATCACGTTGTGAACATTTACGTGGTAATGTTATCGATTTCACATGGGATAAAATTTATATTGATTAACTATCTTTACGATTCTAAGCAAAAAAGAATATGAGTTACGGTTTCGACGAAAGTACTAGCCAAAGTTCAGGGGCAAACATTATGGCTCCTGGTATTAATGAGAATGTTAAACTAGTGAATGTGGTTTACGAACCTGCAAAATCTGACGGTACAGGTGACCTTGTATTGCGCTTCAACTTTGAAGACGCAGGAGGTGCAAAATTTAGTCATGTTGAGTGGGCAATCGATGAAGAACGCGAGCGCAGTAATGCCCGTCAATGGGGCAAAGATGTAGAAGAACATCTTAAAGGACGCTACGTTGCGCAATCAGAGCGCATCTTTCACATTCTTACAACCTTTGTTCCTCGTGAGGTGCTTATCAAATCCGTTGGTAAGACGGATAGCTTCGCTGCATTCAGCCAAGCATTGATATCAGCCCTTGGTAATAACCACATCGATAAACTAATCCGTATCAAGGTCATTCTAAATAAGAAGGACTACTTGACGTTTCCGATGCGTGCTATTAAGCCATTCATTCAGCCCATGAATGAGCCTAAC